CTCTGAGTTAAATGGGTAAACTATTCCCCATCCGTTTGGTTCATTTGTATTACCCCACCAGGATACTTCATATGAATCACCCCATCCTATTAAATTTAAAAACCAATCTATCATTATACGAAGCAGTTAGGTTGTGATTGAATATGTAATGTTTGTTCATTGTCATTATCTCCAAAATAACTACTGCAATAAATCTCTCCCCAGTTTATGCTGTTTGCCATTCTTCTTAATTTCTTTTAAATAAGCCTCTAACTTTATTATATTACTCTTTTTAGGCTTATATGTTTTAATTTCTCCTTTTTGCATTACAGTACCCAAGAATGAAAGTTTACATCACGATCTGGATACATCTCGCCATTAGTAGACTCATTATACTCTGGATAGTCTTGGCTATAGAATCCCATAAAATCAACAAACCTACGAGTATAAAACTCTGCGGTTTCATTTACTCTGTTTAACATAGAATTTAACTCCTCAACAGATATAGTCTCAGCATTTTCACTTCTATGTTTAAATACACCACCATTACTAACTTGATACATAGCAAAGGGCAAATAAGCACTTTGCGTAAACCAAACAAGCATAGGCTTAATATAAATGTCAATCAAATTCTTGTACTTAACATTACCAGCATCACTAATTTCACCAGATATTACTAAAGCTTGCAATCTATTGTATAATTTACCTCCTAAGTAATTCTGTATATGAGTATCTTGTGCTACTTCAATAAATTGTATTAATTTATCAGCATCAACATTCCCATCAATGATTGATTTCCTTTTTAGGTCGTTTATTGTTATAAAAAGTGCCTTTTCTGCCATATTTACTTAGTTTTAGGATATGCACCTCTATTCGGCATATCGGTAGGTCTTACTGGTACTTCACTTGGGTTTGTAGGCTCGTTAAAACCATCTTTTACAGCATCTGATGCTTCTACTTCCGTATCAGCACTTACTTTCTTCTTATAAACCCTTCTTTCCCAGAAATGGTGGCAATTTACTCCTCCTTTAAACTTAAATAAAGAGTAATTTTGACCATTGTGACCTAATTCTTTGTTTAATCCTCTGAACGACATCTGTGAGATGTCTTCTTTTCTAAATACAATCTCTTTCTTAGTCAAAGACTCTAACTGCATACAGAATTTACGGCTCTTTGCAGACTCTCTAACAGGAGAATAAGCATATCTAACCTTATACCCAGCATTGTCTTGAGAAGAGCGTGCAGATGCCTTAGAATCGCTCTCTGTAACTGCTAAAGCCGTTAAATCAAACTCTTCATTGTCGTTAGTAACCTCTTCAGAGTGTATAAGCTCCCAATCAGAGCTAATTACCTCTCCCATCTCCTCTAATTGAGCGTATAAATCATCTCCTTCTTCATCAGAGAAGTCTAATTTAGCCTGGGAAGATAATTTCTCCCCAGTCTCTTCTTCTCTCTTAACTTTAGTGGATATGTTTTCTAATTCTGTAAACTCTATTGGTTGTAATGTTACAAAGTATAAGTTTAAGAAGATGCTATTGAAATTAAGTATCTCCTCCAAGCCATCTAAAATGGCTTGTTGGAATGGTCTAATAACAATATTATCCATAAGGATAGAAGCAGTTCTTAATTCTTCTGCATTGTTACCAAAACCAGTATTATCTTTAATACCTAAAAGTATTGGAGATACAATACCGTGACCAAGCATTATCTTCTCTCTACTCTCATCAGCTAAGAACTGATACTGAGCGTGAGCATCTGGCAAATGTATTGGCTCTAAGTCAGCCTTTGTTTCAGCAGACTCATTGAAGGTAAGAATAAACTTACCAGCATTAGAAGAGCCACTAAACTTATCCATTATCTTTCTTTCAATTAACTCTTGAGTTTCTTCATTAGGAACACCATTGTTGAAGTTAATTAATAAAGATGGCTGTAAGCCATTCTTTATGTTATTGATGTGGTAGTTAGATACTTCTTCTTCAAGTGAGCAGTACTGTAAACAACCGTTGTAATCCACAGGGGCATAGTAATAGAAACCTGCTTTATAAGGCTTAATTACAAATAACTCAATAACATCTGAATCA